TTACATCTCCCTCCCGGTGACGTTATATTCGATCCTGCTGATTTCTGAGTTTTTGCATTCTATAATGGCTTCAACAAAACTTATTTCTCCTGGATTTATAACATCTGGGGAGGCCCAGGTTTCTTTTCTTGTAAGAAGATGGCTCATACTGCCATACACTGAAAATGTTACAGCTACAAATTTATAAGGGCTATTATTGGACCTGCTTTTTATCGTGCCAAATATTTTTAATCGCCCATACTCGTATTTTGTTTTATCCAAAATAAATTCCAATGGGATATCTTCTGCCGTTTTTTGTCTGCTTCTTGAAAAATTGAAATCTGACCAGCCGTAGCAAAAATCCGAGACAGGCAAACAGAATGTTAAAATGAGAATTGAGAAAATAAGAATCGTGTTTTTGATATTTACTGACATTTAGTTGCCTCCTTGCAGGTCATTATTCATTTCTTTAAAAACCATAACAGTTACGAATGTTCCTTTCGGAGTTTTGAAAGGGCTGGAAATTATTCTGTAGATGCCGTCCATCATTTCAATGTGTCGTTCAATTGGCTCCCCCAGATCCACAACCTTTTTTATCGCACAATCATGACAGGGATGTGGAATAACCGAATTGTCTCGACATGCAGGGCACAGTTTGTCACCTTCGATATTCATTTTGAATAATGACCTATCGGCCTGGTTCTGAAAAATAACAATTCCTTTGCTGTCAACGATGCATAAAGGAACCGGCATCGCTTCCATGCATGATTTCCACAACAGCTCATTTTCCTCTGTTTTTTTTACAGCTGCAATTATATGACTGAGGGACGATACTATATCCCTACGTTCAACCGAAGGGTTATATGGCTCTTGGTGATCGTCCTCGTCATCGTAGCTTTCAGCCTGCTTGCCAAGCAGAACTATCTCGGAAATATCTTTTCCTGCTCTCTTTGCCAAAGCAGACCTCATCTCTTCACTCGTTCCGACCTTCTCCCTCAGAATGTTGGATAAATTGACAGATGATGTTACACCATCTGCAAATTCCGCTTGGGTCATCCCGGATCTCTTTATCATAATCCTCAAGCCATCAAGGAAGTATTTCATCGTTTCTTTATTCATAATCCCTTGTTCGTTCGTCTGTGGTTCTTCCATTTTGTGCCACTCCTTATACGATGGTTTTTCAAGCCTTACAATAAAAAATTAGTGTATTCCTTATGTTTACTTTATGTTTTAATTAATGTCAACGTTGCTCTGCAAAATATTTATAAGCAGTTTATTTTTTACACAAAATCCGCACACACAATAAATAAAATTAAAGTATAGCATATCTTTTCTTACATTTATCTTACATTTTATATTGCAAGCATATTTTTATGCTGATATTATCCAAAAAATTCTTGATCGGCTGTCTAACATAATTTTAAGCTACGGGATAATTTATGCACGTATTTTTAACTAACCATACAAAGCTTGCATTAGCAGCAGGCGTGTCGAATCAACACATATCGCAGGTTAAACGGGGGGCGTGGGGTATGAGTGCGGCTTTGGCTGAAAAGCTGGAGATGCTCACCAGGCACCAAGTTAAGAGGGAATTGTGGGTTAGCGCTTCGACAAAAAAAACAGCTCTTAATAACGCCCTGAAAAAATTCTTCAAGGAAGAGAAAGAGCGTGAAAATTTAGCACTCAAAAGAATATCGCACTGAAGGAGGAACGCATCATGACGCAACTCATCACAATCAATAAATCGATAATCGGAGACAGCGAAGTCAACACGGTCAACGCTCGTAACCTTCATTTATTTTTAGGGGTCAAGTCGGAGTTTAGGAATTGGATTAAAAACAGAATTAACGATTTTGGGTTTACACAAGATGTTGATTTTGTTGCCGGTAAATTTTTACCGGGATCAGAACAGGTTGATTACTTCCTCTCGATCGACATGGCCAAAGAACTTTCCATGGTCGAGCGCAACGAGAAGGGCAAGCAAGCCAGGCTCTATTTCATCGAATGCGAAAAGGTAGCCAAAGAGCAACCGGCAATCGACCCTATGAAAGTCCTCAACGATCCAGCAGCAATGCGCGGACTGCTCCTCACGTACTCAGAGAAGGTGCTATCCTTGGAATCCACGATATCAGAGCAAGCGCCGAAAGTTGCAGCACTTGACCGGATATCAACAGCGGACGGAACCTTCTGTATTACTGACGCTGCAAAGACTCTGCAAATGAGGCCGAAAGACCTTTTCACCTGGCTGTCAGGAAACAAGTGGACGTATCGCCGTGTCGGCGGAAGTGGCTGGCTGGCGTACCAAGAAAGGATTCAGCAAGGATTCCTCGAACACAAAACGACAACAGTCGGACGCTCCGACGGTTCCGAAAAAATAACAGAGCAAGTCAGAGTTACAGCTAAAGGATTATCAAAACTGGCAGAGAGTTTTTCTGTAGCGAGGGCGTAGCAATGGAAATGCGATTACCAGAACTTCCCCCAACATTAACGATTCCGGAGGGCGCTGCAAGATGGGGTTGCAGTGAAGGAAAACTACGTACGGCAATCAGTAAAGGCGAACTCAAGGCCATAAAGCCGGGAAATAAAATTTTAATCAAACTCGACGAGGGCGACTCCTGGTGGAGATCCAGCGGGGAGAAGTTAATCAAGGTCGGCAGTAGGCGGAGGCGGAAATGAGCAGACCAACAAGAATCATCAAGCAGCCGGTAATAGTCAAGGCCAATAAAAGAGGGGCACCGACAACGATGATCATCACCTGTGATGACGGCAGGGAGTATGGCATCCAGGAGTTGGCGCAGATAGTCGGGTTCAAGCACTCGCACGGACTATATCAGCGATTGCGTAATATCGGATGGGATGATCCAGATGCTCTCAACCCACCCTCCAAACGGGGTTATCGCGTCAATGGCTCCACTACTCTCAACTCAGGCGGTACCGGAGATTGGGGAAAACTCAGCAGCAAAGACAGGTCGGCAAAATTGCACAAAATCAAAATCGGCACATGGGAGAAAAAAATATCGTGAGAACATACACCAAAAGGGCGGACCGAACAGAGCCAAAATTTACCGTACCGAAACCGAGCCGATGTTATCAGCGCAAATCAGAATCTGATCCCGGCTTCATACGGGTCTGTTTGATTTCCTTCCTGATAACTTTTTGCACCATATTTGGAATTGGTTTTCTGGTTAGCAAAGCTTTCCGCGCTATTGCTGCATGGTGGGGTGTGTAAGGTTCCGAAAACGAAGTGTGTAAGGTTTAGCAACATCAATAATAAACAAACTGAAGAGGGGAAAATGGCACTTAAAAACCAGCATTATGAAACGAGGCAAGCGCACCGCCGCCAGTTGGCAAGACCCGCCCGCAAGAGATATTCGAAGCGGACAAATCATCTGACCGAGCGCGGGAAATTTGTAGCATTTGGACTTTTTGCAATCGCCTTGGTTGCTGTGATCATGATGTCTCAATACGTCACGATAAGTAATGGGCTTGGCTTATGATTATTGCAATCGATCCAGGCAAAACCGGTGCAATTGCCGCCATGGAAAACGGGAAAATAACCTGGCTTGAAGATATGCCGACAATGGGCCGGACGCACGGCAAAGGGCAAGAAGTCAATCCCGGCGAGCTCGCATCAATCATCATGAAAATGAAATCAGGGAAGGATGCCTCAGTGTATATCGAGCAAGTATCTGCCATGCCCGGGAACGGCGGCACTTCGATGTTTCATTTCGGGGAATCGGTAGGTGTTGTCCTTGGAGTGTGCGGCACTCTTCAATTGCCTCTTCGACGGGTCCGTCCTCAATACTGGAAAAAGAGAGCAGGGCTGATCGGCAAAGAAAAGGATGCATCTCGGGCGCTGGCTATTCAATTGCACCCCGAAGTGTCTGACCAATTGGCGCGAAAGAAAGACTGTGGCCGTGCGGATGCCATCTGTATCGCTGAGTTTGGCGGGACTGTCTAAAAATCAATAACAAACAAATCTAAAAAAGGAAAACAAATGGAAGTCATCACACTACAAGAAACAATAGGTCAAATATCCCAAGCATACACTGCCTTGGAGGTAGCGAAGAATGATTTTAAAGATGTGACAGAATCTGCACTTGATGCCTACAGAGAAGCAGAACCTAACCTCACTGACATTGACATGAAAAATATCAAGAAAATAGCCCAAGCGCTCGCGAAAGGTAAGCAAAAAACACTGTCCGGAGAAGCTGACAGCCTGAAAGAGTTGATGGATGCTATCAAATAAAACACCGGCCTGACATTGGCGTGTCAGGCCGGGAACTGCAGAACTTATGACTAAAGGGACAATATAGCATGAAATTATTAAAACTACACTGCCGGAATTTTAAAAGCATGAAGGACTATACTTTTGAACCTGGCGGTAAAAGTACCAGTGTTTTCGGTGCAAATGCCGCTGGCAAGACGACGATTTACGATGCGATGTCGTGGCTCTTGTTTGACAAGGACAGCCTCGGGCAATCGACTTTTGAGATCAAGCCGAAGGACTCAAGCCGCGTCGAGGTTGAAGTCGAAGGGACTTTTTTAAACGGTGATTCTTCCGTAATTCTCAAAAAAATTTACAAGGAGAAATGGACCAAAAAACGAGGCTCAGTTCAGCTCGAATTTACCGGCCATGAGACCGAGTATTATATAGATGCAGTTCCGGTAAATCAGGCCAAGTATAAAGCAAAAGTCGGTGAGATTGCTACTAAGGACGATATATTTCGCCTCCTTACCTCCCCAACGTATTCCAATGAGCAAATGCACTGGAGCAAGCGACGTGAACTTCTGTTCGAAATTTGCGGCAATGTGACCGACGCGCAGATCATTGATGCAAATCCTGAGCTCGCAGAACTCCCTAAGATTTTGGGCGGTAAACCAGCCGACGATTATAAAAAAATCGTTATGGCCAGCCGGAAAAAGATCAATGAGGCAATAGAGGGAATACCTGCACGAATTGACGAACAAACCCGCAGCAAACCGGAACTCACGGTCACCAATCCGCAAACAATTATCAAGCAACTGACTAAACTCCGTGAGGAGCTGGCTGGGAAAAATCAATCTATCGCACTTTCATTAATGGGCGGCGGTGCGGCAGAGCTTAACACTAAACTTGCCGAGATTGACGGAGAGATCCAGCAACTGCGCAACGATCATCAACAGTCAATTAATGCAGTTGTCCAGGCGCTGAAAAACAAATTGACGGCGATAGAAGACAAGAACACCGAATCAGTTCGGCTTTTGCGCTCTATGGAATCAGACAAAGCGAAAGATGAATTTGACATCGGAGATTTACAGGAAACCAACACGGCGCTCAAAACCGAATGGCGCAGGCTGACCGCATTAGTCTTTACTGAAGGGTGTTGCCCTACTTGTAAGCAGGATCTGCCGGAAGATCAGGTTGAAGCGGCACGGTTGTCATTTAACGAGAATAAGGCTATCGCCATTTACGCAAATATTGAGAAAGGCAAGGCAAATGCTGCAAGAATCAAAGCATTGACCGAAAACGTAGCATCATTAACCGCCTCAATCGTCACGTTAAAAAGCAGCATTGCCGACATCGACAAGCAAGTTGCAGCACTGACTACTGAAATTGCAACCGCTAAGAGTAACAATCTGTTTGAAAACACTGGTGAGTGCACGGCAAAGAATGCAGCCAGGGCGAAGATCCTGGATGACATCAAAAAGCTTGCATCGGGATCAAGCGAAACCTCCGTCGCCATGGCCGCTGAGAAGAAAGTTATTGAAGATGCCATTGCCGAAAACGAAAAACACCTGGCCAAAATCGAGCAGGTACAACAAGCAGACACCCGTATTGCCGAGTTGAAAGCTGAAGAAAAGAAGCTGGCTGGCGAGTTCGCGAATCTCGAAAAACATCTCTTCCTCATTGAATCTTTTATAAGAGCCAAGGTTTCCTCCCTGGAAGAATCCATAAACAGCAAATTCAACATCATTAAATGGAAGCTCTTTAAAGAGCAGATCAACGGAGGCATTGAAGAGATCTGCGAGGCTACGGTCGAAGGCGTCGGATACAACAGTATCAACCATGCCTCGAGGATAGCTGCAGGGTTGGAATGTGTCCAGGTGTTCGGCGATTACTACAATTTTCATCCGGTTATTTTTGTCGATGGGCGGGAGTCTGTCACCGAGCTGCCGGAGATGACTGCACAGATAATCAGTTTGGTTGTTTCGCCTAAAGATGCAACGCTGAGGATTGCGGCATGATTCAACAAGAAACCGATAGCAGCATAAGTCGCGCCGCAGTGGTTGGAGCGATCAAGGAGCGCCTGAAGGATATCAACGTAGTGTCATTTTCAGGAGGGAAAGATTCTTCCGTTGTTCTCGATCTGGTTTTCGAGGCTGTCCGTGATACAGGTAAAAAACTGCTGATCATTACAGCTGATACGCTGATGGAAATTCCCTATTTCGCTGAATATGTGGATGGAGTTAGAGCCAGAATAAAAAACTATCTGGCAACTATCGATATAAACGCCGAGGTTGTGACTGTTACACCAGAGCCGAAAGACTCTTTCTGGGTTGGGGTTTTAGGCAAAGGATATCCGGCAGCTCATATGGGTTTTCGTTGGTGTACAGGAAAACTAAAAATTGACCCTATAACGAAATTCACCAGACAGGCCGTCAAGGACAAAGATTTCACTGTCTTTGTGGGTGTTCGGGCTGCTGAAAGCCCACTTCGGGCAAGGATTTACAGAAAGAGGGACTACAAAAAAAATCACTTTGCACCAATCCTTTTTTGGGAGGCAGGCGATGTGTGGGAACATCTAATGTCGGCACCATCCCCATGGGGTGACCATAGCAAACTAATTGAGGTTTATCGGTATTCTTCAGACGAATGTGTCTATGGGGAGAAAGAGGGTGTTTGTGTCGGTAACGCCCGTTATGGATGCTGGGCGTGTCCCCTGCAAAAGTCCGGTCAGTTAAACATGATCGGTTACAACACCAATGATGACCGATATCAGTTACTTCGCAATTTCAAGGAAACTCTTGTCGGTATGGCTAACGAGCGGTCTTTAAGGTCTGTGATCCGGCGCAATCTCTCGGCCGGAGCTGGACCTTTCTTGGTCGATATCAGGAAAAGACTTTTCGATGACTTAATGGAGCTCCAGCGAAAAACAGGATGGAGCCTGATAACAGAGGAAGAAATCGTTTGTATCCGGCAGCACTGGGAAGAAGACGAAACCATTCACAACGTTGGGGATCCGCAAAGGCCTCTACTGTGGGACCTTATCGCAACTAAATAATTCAAAATCTATCACAGGAAATAACAAAAATGAGCAATGAATTAGCCATAGTAAAGAAAAACGTAATCGATGTGGTCCAGCAAAAAGTAAACGGCTTTGTCCATACCGGAGAGCTGCAATTACCATCGGACTATTCACCGGATAACGCACTGAAAAGCGCTTTCCTCATTCTGCAAGATACGGTGAATCGCGACAAGAAACCGGTATTAACAGCATGCACCCAAAACAGTATAGCCAACTCACTGTTAAACATGATTGTTCAGGGCCTCAATCCTGAGAAAAAGCAGTGCTATTTTATCGCCTACGGAGCTTCCCTTGCTTGCCAGCGGTCGTATTTCGGTAACATGGCCCTGGCTAAAAGAGTCAATCCGGACATAGGCGATATAGTCGCAGAGGTTGTCTACGAGAAAGACAAATTAATCTATAAAATCAACAAGGGCAAGCGGGACATAGTCGGGCACGAACAAGAGCTCGAGAACATCGACAAAGACAAGATCAAGGCCGCTTACTGCATTGTCCTCGACCATAACGGCGAGGTTATGCATACCGAGCTTATGACAATCGCCCAGATTCACCAGGCCTGGAAGCAATCAAAAATGAATCCATTCGAGAACAACGGAAAGCTCAAGGCCAACTCTACTCATTCAAATTTTACCGAAGATATGTGCAAGAAGACGGTGATTAGCAAAGCATGTAAGCCGATCATTAATTCAAGCAGTGATAATGCTATTCTCTCCCGGTCAATCACGGAGACCGGAGATGATGTGGCGGAAAGGCTCCCCGAAATCGAATACCGGGAGAGTGCGAACAAAGAACCGATTGATATTGAAATGTCGCCGGTACCGGAAAACGTCAATCCAGAGACCGGGGAGATTACCGAACCTGAGTCTGGTCCAACGTCGGCAGAGATAGACGCTCAATTGGCGAAACAAGAAGAGGAGGCTCCTTACTGATGAATATTCAAATAAGATACCTGTGTGCAAGATGTACAGAGCTGCTCGGCATGACTGGTTTTGACGCAGTTAATGAGGTTGGTAGAAAGCACTGTTTTGGGTGCGGTGATAATCAAGACAATCTTACTGTCGTTAACTCAATCGCATGTGACCTGGCAATCAAAAAAAGGAACAACACTGCTAGGCTCAACGACTATGTGTTTATCCCAATAAACCGGCAAGAATGTGAAGAAATCTTTAGCGCATTCGACAAGGTGAGAGTTGTTTTCACCAAAAAGAACGGCGAACAAAGGGCCATGCTCTGCACCCGAAGCGCCGAATTAATACCGGCAACCAAGCAGGCAAAACAAGGAAACGGCGGCACATCTCCGCGTCCACCATCAGAAACCAGCTTTCCTGTTTTTGATCTTGAAAAGGCTGATTGGCGAGCTTTCACCATTGCTAATTTAATTTCTGTTGAGGTGGGTTGATATGGAAGAAATTACCGGGAAAATCGTTGATGTTTCTTTTGCCTCCGACAAACTGCATTTTGTTGTTGTCCATAAGGCCGGGTCAATAGGTGAACAACAAGGCCCTTCTTTAAGGATTGAAGCGGAAGTACCAACAGACGACAACGTTCCGAATATAAAAAACCTAAACGATTGTGCAGAGTTCTACAGAGAAGAAGGTAAGAAACTTTCAGACGCAATGTTCGCATGTCTCCCTGGCGGTACTGTCGACGCACTTCTTTGTGAAATGATGAGCCGCAGGGCATCTATGTTCAGGGTGAGGTTTTAATGATCAAAATAACCGCCTACGCATCATCCAGTAAAGGAAACCTGTATACCCTCGACAACGGCCAATCACGCCTGATACTCGATTGTGGTTTGCCATGGAAACAAATGCAGAAAGCTCTTGATTTCAGAACTGACGATGTTGCCGGGGTACTTGTAACCCATGAGCACATGGATCATGCGAAGGCGGTTAAGGATGCGGCAAGGGCCGGACTCGATATATATCTCAGCAAGGGAACCGCTGACGCGATTGGAGCAACCGGCCACCGTATCCACCATGTCAAATCATTACAGCAATTCCCGGTTGCAGAATGGACGATCATGCCATTTGACACAGTGCATGATTCAGCCGAACCTCTTGGGTTTTTGATAGCAACCGGGAAAGAAAAAATTCTCTTTATGACCGATTCTGCATATTGCAGGTACCGGTTTACCGGAATAACTCAGCTCATGCTTGAATGCAACTTTTCCAATGAAATCATGGAGAGGAATATTGAGTTAGGAATAATGGACCAGTGCCGGAAAAAAAGGTTACTTGAATCGCATTTTTCTCTCGGTAGAGTAATTGATTTTTTAAAGGTAAACGATATTTCGAAGTTGAAAGAAATATATCTTCTTCATTTATCAGACGGAAATTCAGACGAGCATCAATTTAAAACTGAAATTCAGAGGTTAACCGGAGTGCCGGTTCACATCTGTAAGGAGCATATATGAGCACTTCTATAGAAGTTAACGAACCTAAATACATAGTATCAAGAAGGATGGACAATGCCGGAAAGGGTCGTGGAAGAATTTGGATGTACCTATGCGACAATGAGGTCGAATACGAATCGATTGTGCTGGCTAAAATTAAAAACATAACTCCAGAGTGTTTGAATGGCAGGGTGAGGTATGAGCTTGAAAACTTTGGTGAAGATGGAATAGCTAACCCACGTATATTGTTTCCTAGAACCAAAGCTATAGAAAACAGGCGAAAACGAACGGTATCTTCAGAAATGAGTTTAACCAGGGCAAAGGAACTTTTGACTAAATTCAACGAAGGTCGTTCGGTTAAGAGTTTTAGCCCGTTTGTTCATATTCCAGGCTATGAGCCTGTCTTGGTGGAAAGCGGCAAACAGCATTCTACTATCTAGGCTTAGGCTGGTGACTATATGAACTACCAAGAATTTTTAAAAAGCAAAATGATTCTGGAGAACCGAACAGGCTTCGAGATCCAGGACCATGAAGTAAACCAGATGCTCAAGCCACACCAGAAGGATATTACAAGATGGTCAGTATCCGGAGGCTGCAGGGCTATCTTTGCCGCTTTCGGGCTTGGCAAATCCTTCATGCAGCTGGAGATCTTGCGGCTGATCCTGAAGTATGTCGGCGGGAACGGATTGATCATCTGTCCTCTTGGAGTGAGACAAGAGTTTAAAATCGACGCGGCAAAGCTCGGTATTGAAATAACGTTTGTTCGCCGGACGGAAGAAGTAACGGCGCTAGGTATGTACATCACCAACTATGAGTCTGTTCGTGACGGTCGGTTGGATCCTGATATCTTCACGGCTGTGTCTCTTGATGAGGCATCTGTCTTGCGCTCTTACGGTAGCAAGACCTATCAGGAGTTTTTGACGCTCTTTAAAAAGGTCAAATATCGGTTTGTTGCCACGGCTACCCCATCACCAAACAGATATAAAGAGCTGATTCATTATGCCGGTTTTCTCGGAATCATGGACACAGGGCAGGCGCTTACACGGTTTTTTCAAAGAGACAGCCAGAAAGCCGGGAACCTCACGCTTTACCCGCATAAAGAAAAAGAGTTTTGGTTCTGGGTTAATTCGTGGGCGATCTTCCTGCAAAAACCTTCCGACCTGGGACATTCGGATGAAGGATACGATCTGCCGGCACTCCATGTGCATCTACATGAGGTTCAAACCGAGCTCGAATTCAGAAAAGAGCGCTCTGGCCAGATGAATATGTTTGGCGGCAATGCGGCTCTCTCCCTGCAGGATGCCAGCCGGGAAAAACGGCGCAGCCTCGATATCAGAACCGAGAAGATGGTTGAAATATTGGCCGCAAGACCGCAAGACCACTTTGTTATTTGGCACGATCAGGAGATTGAGCGCCATGCGATCAAAAAAGCGGTACCGGGTGTCGCTGAGGTTTTCGGCTCTCTGGATCTGGAAATCAGAGAACAGCGGATAGTTGATTTTTCCGAAGGGAAAATAAAGGACCTGGCAACCAAGCCCATTCTTTCAGGATCAGGATGCAACTTTCAGCGGCATTGCAATAACGCTATCTATCTCGGAATAGGATTCAAATTCAACGACTTCATTCAAAGTGTTCATCGAATTTATAGGTTTTTACAAACGAAAGAATGCCATATCCATTTAATCTACACCGACACCGAAAAGCAGGTCTTGAAAGTGCTCATGGAGAAGTGGCAACGACATAAAGAAATGGTGCAAGTTATGAGTGAAATTATCAAAGAGCATGGCCTTTCTACTCTTCGCATGGCCGGTGAATTGGCCCGATCGATAGGTTGCGAAAGGGTAGAAGTGAGCGGCAAGAATTATACGGCAGTGAATAACGATTGTATTGAGGAAACAAGGCTGATGGAAACCAATAGCGTCGACCTGATCCATACCTCAATACCATTCTCAAACCATTACGAGTACAGCCCGAGTTATAACGATTTCGGCCACAACACAAGCAACGATACATTTTTCCAACAGATGGACTTCCTCACGCCTGAACTCCTCCGGGTTTTAGCACCTGGCAGGATTGCAGCAATCCACGTCAAAGATCGTATCCAGTTCGGTACCGTTACCGGCTACGGAATGCCCTCCGTCGATCCGTTTCATTCGACCTGTATCAGTCATTACCGGAAACACGGATTTATATACTGCGGCATGATTACGGTCGTTACAGACGTTGTCCGGGAAAACAACCAAACTTACCGTCTTGGATGGACTGAGCAATGCAAGGATGGTTCAAAAATGGGAGTAGGTACACCTGAGTATATTCTTATTTTCCGGAAACTCCCAACTGAGACATCAACGGCATATGCAGATGAAAGAGTAGTGAAGGATAAAACCAATTACAGCCGGTCTAGATGGCAAATTGACGCTCATTCCTTCTGGAGGTCTTCAGGTGATAGGCTGTTGTCGGTGGACGAATTAAAACAATATCCAGTTGATGTTATTCGTAAGACATTCAGAAAGCATCTTTTCGAAAATATTTATGATTATGAAGCTCATGTCAAATTTGGCGAAAGGCTGGACGAAACCGGAGCATTACCTTCAACTTTTATGCTGCTCGATCCTCCGTCCCATAATACCGATGTATGGGATGATGTTGTAAGAATGCGAACCCTTAACGGCAATCAAAAACAAAAGGGATTGAATAATCATATCTGCCCTTTGCAAATCGATATTGTTGACCGGATAATTAATCGTTACTCGAATATTGGAGATGTTGTTTACGATCCTTTTGCGGGATTAATGACAGTACCTTTCAGGGCTGTGGAATTGAGGCGATACGGAAGAGGATGCGAGTTAAACTCGGCTTACTTTACTGACGGACTGACATATTTGAATCAGGCAGATAGGCAGGTGTCAATGCCTACTCTTTTCGACTTGGAGGCTGCGGCATGACCAGAGCATTACCAAAATTACAACCAAGTCTTTTTGATGAACTTATCGTAGATAATTTTGCAGGAGGCGGTGGCGCCTCAATAGGTATTGAATTGGGATTAGGTCGAGCTGTCGATATCGCCATAAATCACGATCAAGAAGCAGTTGCCATGCATACAGCTAATCACCCATGGACTCAACACTATCTTGAGGACGTATGGGCAATAGATCCAGTAAAGGTATGCAAAGGCCGGCAGGTAGGGCTTGCATGGTTCTCCCCTGACTGTAAACATTTTTCTAAAGCCAAGGGCGGAAAGCCGGTCTCAAGAAAGGTCAGGGGGCTGGCCTGGGTAGTCGTTCGGTGGGCGCAGAAGGTTGCTCCAAGAGTAATCATGTTGGAAAATGTCGAAGAGTTCCAGGATTGGGGACCACTGACACCGGTATGTGAAAAAGACGGTAGTCACAAGCTGGATAGTAACGGGGATAAGATTTTGATGCCTTGCGGGATAAACAAGGGAGCAACTTTTTATAAGTGGATCCGTTGCCTTGAAAAATTCGGGTACCAAGTAGAGTGGCGCGAGTTGAGAGCTTGCGATTATGGAGCTCCGACTATCAGAAAAAGACTTTTCCTTGTTGCTCGTCGTGATGGCTTGCCAATTGTCTGGCCGCAACCTACTCACGGAGATCCGTCGACCGACGAAGTACGCAGCGGAAAATTATTACCATGGCGAACTGCAGCTGAATGTATTGATTGGAGCATTCCGGCACCTTCTATTTTTGAAAGAAAACGTCCTCTTGCAGAAGCAACGATGAGGCGGATAGCTAAAGGAATTATGCGTTATGTCGTCAATAATCCGGAGCCTTTCATTGTCACTTACTACGGATCGAAAGGGGAGGATTTTCGTGGTCAATCAATGAAGGACCCGCTTGCTACCCAAACAACTGAAAACAGACATGCTGTTGTTGTTCCGACATTGGTGAACACTGCAAACTCAAAGACAACCGGAAGGGCTCCAAACGTTTGGGCCCTGGAAAATCCGGTACGAACAATCACGTCATCACCAGGATTTGCTCTTGTCAGTGCCTTCCTTGCCAAACATTACACAGGTGTTGTTGGTTCGGACACGAAAGAACCGATTGGAACTGTTACCAGTGTCGACCATCATTCTCTTGTCACTGCTTCTTTAATGCGTCAGTTCGGCAAAAGTGTAGGCTCAGGAGCAGATGAACCTATAGGCACGGTAACTGCCGGTGGAGGAGGCAAAACCGGACTGGTCACTTCGCACCTGGTTAAACTTCGCGGCACCTGCAAGGATGGCCAGCCTGTAACAAAACCTATGCCAACCGTGACAGCCTCCGGCCTTCATGTAGGTGAGGTTCGGGCCTTCCTTTTGAAATATTATGGAAACGCCACTGAACACAACCTTAATGATCCGATAGGGACAATAACCGCAAAAGACCGGTTTGGCTTAGTGACGGTACACGGGCAGCATTATCAGATTGTTGATATCGGTTTACGGATGCTCGCCCCCAGGGAACTCTTCAGGGCGCAAGGTTTTACCGACCAATATGTGATTGATCCAATCTTCAACGGCAAACCACTCACCAAAACAGCACAGGTCAGGATGTGCGGAAATTCGGTCTCTCCATATCCCGCTGCAGCTCTTGTTCGGGCTAATGTAAAAATAATGTCCGGCGCGAAACAGGCAGCATGATATGGAAAACCAGAACGACAGGAAATGCCCGAGCATGAAGAAAGAGGTCGTGTCATATCAATGGTGCGAGCTATCCAGACATCAATCTTTTTGCGGCAATTGCGGTTGGAATAAAGATGGTCGGGTTGTTTCTGATTATCAGCAGAAAAAAAGTAAAGGAGTATCGAGCAAATGAGATCAAGAAATATCAAGCCGAGCCTTTTTAAAAATGAGATGCTTGGCGTTGCAGATCCCATCCTCACAGTAGTCTTTGCCGGACTCTGGTGTGCAGCCGACAGAGAAGGAAGAATTGAAGACAGACCCCTTCGGCTAAAAGCTGAAATATTGCCGTACCGTGAAAATATAGACTTTAACGTGTATTTAACGGAACTAGAACGGTTAGAGTTTATATGCCGTTACACTGTGGAAAATATCAGTGTAATACAGGTGATAAACTTCAAAAAACACCAAAACCCACACAAGACCGAGAAGGCTTCCGAGCTTCCGAAAATGCCTTTAAAATCAGATGGATGTAAAATAACCGTTAAAGATACGTTAAATAACGGAAGTCGCCCGGCTGATTCCTTATTCCTGATTCCTGATTCACTGATTCCTGATATTAAGGAAAAAACGAAATCAAAATCTAAAAAATTTGATCCATCATCTTTTCGGCCTGCGTTTATCTCTGAGAAATCATGGACTGACCTTATAGCTCTTCGCAAGGCAAAAAAAGCGGCTCAAACAGAAAGAGCATATCAAGCCATCATCGATGAGATCTTAAAAGCTGTTGAAGCAGGATTCACAGCAGATGATTGTATCAACAAGATGTGTAACCGTAACTGGACAGGATTTGAAGCAGCGTGGATGGAGAATGATAAAAACCAGCAAAGCAGAGGTAATGGTAGGATGACAACGAAAGAGAGAGATGCCTTGGAACTATTGGGTGAGATGTAATGACAGCGCTACAGCCAAAGACTTTAAAAAGCATGATTAATTCTTGGAACATCCTCTTTGGTGGAAACAGATCCGATGCTGAAAAGGCGATTATCTGTACCAAATTCTATCAGGCGCTTAAAGATGTTTTCAGCAACGAGGCTTTTATGCTCGCAGCGGCCATGGTTGAGAAAGAGACAAGATTTTTCCCCACGATCAAAGATATCATGGACTGCAGGGAGTCGGTTAACCAAAGGTTAGAAAGCAGGCCTGATTATTCCCGCAAGGCCATTGCAAGCGATGCGGGTGAATTATCCCCTGAGATCATTAAGCAGAATGAAAAACGCTTGAGAGTTATCAGGGATATGCTTTGCGGAAAGATGAGCATAGGTGAAGCCGTGGATACTCAAAAGCGTTTGCAATATTACAACGGGAATGACTGATATGATCGACATAAAGCTTTCAGTAAAAAATACATCGAACTGGTTAAACAACGTGGCAACAAAACAAATACCATTTGCCGCGGCCAATACCCTTAACAACGTGGCATTCGGTGTGAAAGACGAAGAGGTCAAGGCGCTTGATACTTATCTTGACCGGCCTACGCCATTCACCAAGCGAGGGTATGAGGTAGTCAAGGCTAATCGCAATAGGCTGGTTGCAAGTGTAAGAGCGAGGCAGGCTCAAGCAGAGTATTTGAAATTTCAAGTTGGTGGCGGTTCAAGAACTCCAAAGAAAACTGCAATAGTTCTGCCAAGGGCAACCGGTCTGAATAAGTTTGGGAACATGCCAAGAGGGAGGGTTAAATCTCTCATGAACCAAAAGACTGTGTTCAGTGGCAAGGTCAATGGTGTTGGTGGTATATGGCGGCGAACAGGTGGCAAAAGTAATCCAGGTTTAAAATTATTGGTTCGATACACAGGCGAGGCCAGCTATCGCAAGATCCTTCCCTTCGCCAATGTTGCGGAGGTTGCAGTCGGTAAGTTGTTCGCGCCTGAGTTTAACAAGCAGCTTGCCCGGGCGCTGGCAACGTCGCGGTGAACAATAACCGTGCCAGATGTGCACTCTGTTTTTCAATGGGTCCTTCTGGAGGGTATGTATCGAGGGTAGATTCGCGCCTCGACATTTCGCTATTTACGAAAAAATAAGCTGAACATCATCATTGAGCATATGAGCAAGATCACCTACAACCAAATTGAGACACTGACCGGAAAACCGTACCGGACGATCAAAAAGCACCTCGACACGATCAACGTCCAGCCGATAGAACGAACCGGCAACAAGGTGTTTTTTGAATCGGTGGACGTGTTGGAGTTGAAGAACACCGAACCGGAGAAGGGCAACGAGGATTGGACAAAGCTACTTGAGGAAGAACGGTACCGGAAGTTGAAAAGGGAAAACGATCTTGCTGACGATCTTGTTGCGCCACTTTCCAAACTCACCGAAGCTCTTGAAAAAACAATGGCACAAGTTGTGCCGATCCTTGAAGCTCTCCCCATGGAGATGAAGCGACTAAACCCAAAGCTGACAGGTCACGACATCCAGGCGGCGAAGAAAGCAATAGCAACATGCCGGAACGCCATGGCAGATGCACAAATAGAATTTGACGAAGAAGAAATTGCATGAAAAAAATTGCCGCTGCCGTTTCAATTGGCATGAAATTATGCCGAGTAAGAGAGCCACTAATCGGCGCAGAGTGGGCGGACAGATGTTTTTATCTTTCTCCTGAATCATCAGCTATCGAAGGGAAGTGGAAAACATACCCTTATCAAGTCGCCTGGATCAACTGGATGACAGACGACGATATAAGGGAAATCAATAACCAGAAGTGCGCGCGGGTCGGCTATACCAAGTGCGTTATCATAGCGGCAGGCTACGGGACCTCGGAGAAGCACAGGAACATTGTTGCGTGGCAACCAACAGACGGAGACGCGCAAGACTTTGTATCAGATGAAGTTGACCCCATGCTCAGAGATGTTCCAGAAGTCGGGAGGATCCTAAAATGTCCGGTTGGCAGTAAAAGCAAATTCAACACGAACGAAAAAAAATCCTTCGTCGGCTCAACCTTCGACATCAAAGGTGGCAAGTCAGCCAGGAACTATCGAAGAATGACTAAGGACATTGCAATATATGATGAGCTTGATGGCTTCGACCTGGACATAGACAACGAGGGTTCAGCTTTAAAACTCGGTGATATCCGTATCCAGACATCACCCTTTAAGAAATCCATAAGGGGCAGCACTCCAAAAACGAAAGGGGTTTCTTTGATCGAAGCCGCTGTTGATAGTTGCAAAATGGTTTTCTATCGCTTTCTACCTTGTCCTCATTGCGGTGTCATGCAGCGCCTTGAATTTTCCAACCTGAAAACAAAACCCGAAGAGGCTGGCCTGTATATTTGTAATCAAAATGGCTGCGTAATTGATTATGCAGACTACCCGTCAATGGACGAAAAAGGGCAATGGCAAACCCTTGACGGTCATTACTACGACGATAAAACCGATATGTTTTATGATCCGAAAGGGCAACTTGCCGACCGGCCACGAAAGGTATCAACGAAAATATGGGCCGCATATTCCTATTATTTGACATGGAGAGAGATAGCCGAAGAATGGCGCGAAGCAAACGAAAGAGCAAAGACCGGCGACAAGACGCTGTTGAAATCTTTTATCAACACCGTTCTCGGAGAAACATGGGAGGAAAAAGGCAAGACAGTTGAGGCAACTGGCTTCATGGAGTTGCTTGAAGACTACACAGACGAAAACCTCCCTGCAGGGATAATCTGCATAACTTGCGGCTCAGACGTCCAGGGAGGCACAAACCCAAGAATTGAAATGGAAATACTTGGCCACGGCTTCGAAGGTGAAACGTGGTCGATAGATTATGTGGTTCTTCCCGGCGATATCCGAGATAAAAAAGTTTTAGAAGACCACGACGCACAACTCAATAGAAAGTTTATTCGTGAGGATGGACTTGAAATGATGATTACAGGGGGCTTGATGGATTCAGGATTTCAGACCAGTGAAGTTTATAATTACACCTCAGTGAGAAACCGCAGGGGAATATTCGCCTGCAAGGGTGTCAATACTGGTGAATTGTGCAAAGCGTCAACCTCAGCTTTTAAAAAATTCACAAAGAAAGTCGCGTTAATGACTGTCAATGTCGATGACGCAAAAGACACGGTGTTCACTCGACTGAAAAAAGAGAAAGGACAGCCAGGATATTGCCACTTTCCAGCGCATTATACCCAGCAGTATTTCGACTCACTCACCAACGAAGAAAAAAAAGAAAAAAAACACGCTGGCCGGATCATCGGCTATACGTGGTCAAAGAAAAAGGAGCATATGCCGAACGAGGCGCTAGATGTAAGGGTTTATAATCTCGCAGCCTTACAGCGATACATCGACAAAAACAAAACCTTCCTTCAGCAATTGAAATTCCAGCAAGACAAGCAAGTCGAAAGAATGAGGGCTGGTGTCCAGGATGTTAAGCCGACAGGAAGGAGGGTGAGAAGCAGTGGATTACCGAGAGCTTGAAAACCTTCTTCGAAACCTTGACACGCCGCAGCTTGAGGTGATAGCCGGTGTTGCTGTTCGGCTTGCTTCTGTCTCTTCCGAGAGATGGACCGGGAAAATTACTTTTGAACTTACCACCAATCAGGGTGGAATTTCCGGGGATCTAAAAGTCAACAGAGGGGAAACTGTCGCCATTGCAAAAAAAAGAAGGATAAGAAGTCGGTTGTAGTTTATTATTGCATAATTTGAAACGATAAACAAAAATACATTGCAAAAGGAGCATTGTTATGTAAAATTGAAAAATCAAGGTCGGCAGTAATCACCACGTGACCATCCCCGTGGAGAAAATACAAGCCCCTGGAAAAGCAGAAATGCTATTCCAGGGGCTTTTTTCGTTTCAGGGCATAATGGCAATACTCACTTACACAGAACAACTCGAAAGCGTACAAGCCGCAATCCAGGCAATAGAGAGCGGTGTACAGTCTTACTCAATTTCTGGCCGAACTATGACCCGGGCTGACCTCAGCGTTTTGTATGAGCGAGAGGAAAGGCTCTTGCCCCTTGCGCGGCGTGAATCGTCTGGCCGCAAAGGTTGCAGAGTTCGATATGTAGAGGTCGGCTGATGCGCGAGAAACGTAAGGGATCTTCAAACATTCCTAAACCTACCAGCTTTGACAGGTTCTTAAACGCTGCAATTCCTGGGCTTGGTCTGGGAACGAAGAACTACAAACACCGATGTGCCATGGAGATGATGTCTGCCTACACCGGTGCAGATAAGAAAAGGCGCACGATGTCAGGCTGGAATACTCCTTCTGGTGATTTTAACACCGATGTATTACCCGAACTGCAACAACTCCGTGAAAACTCAGAGGACCTTTACCGAAACAACATGCTGGCAGCTGGTGCAATCAACACCAAAAATACAGCGATAGTCGGGCGTGGTCTTACGGCTAACCCCAGAATCGATGCTGCAGCTTTAGGTATAACCGAAGATCAAGCCGACGAATGGGAAGCAAAAGCATCAAGAGAATGGCTTCTTTTTTCTGAATCAAAATTTTGCTCTGTTAATCGGAAACACAATTTCCGTGAATATCAGTCGTTAGCTCTGCTTTCAACTTTGGTTCGTGGCGATTCGTTCACCCTTACACCTGAGTTGCCGATCAAATGGGGCTTTCCTTATAAATTACGAGTGCAACTTGTAGAGGCCGACAGGGTTTGCAATAAAGACAATGCGCCCGATTCGCCCACATTGTCCGGCGGGATAGCTACAGATGAAAATGGCGCACTCAAGGACGTGCATATTTTACAAACACACCCAGGAGCTCGATACGCCATTGGTTCCGAGTGGGATATTGTTCCATTTTTCGGAGCAAAAACAGGGCGAAAGAACGTATTGCACCTTTACCATACGATAAGGGGCGATCAATCGCGCGGTGTTCCAGATCTTGCCCCGGTCATCGAAGGGTTAAAACAGTTTGGCACACTAACCCAGGCAACAGTAGACGCTGCAGTAATACAGACGTTTCTTTCGGTGTTTATTGAAACACCGGACGGCGAAGGTTTGGATCTGCCAGTTGCAGGATCATCAACAAGCGCCTCGCCAGCCTTAAAGCTTGAGTCTGCTGCGGTTATCGATCTTGCTCCCGGCGAAGTTCCACACATGCTTAACCCTACTCACCCCAATAGCAATTATGGCGGGTTCTCTAAAGAGTTTTACACGCAGATAGGTGCCGCTCTCGGTATCCCCCATGAGCTTTTAATAAAACATTTTCAAGCATCATATTCTGCGGCTCAAGCTGCATTGTTGGAAGCATGGCGTTTCTTCTCTGCTCGCAGATCGTGGTTGATAGACAACCTTTGTCAGCCAGTTTATGAGTTGTGGCTTGCCGAAGCTATTTTTTCCGGTCGTCTTTCTGCCCCTGGATTTTTTACCGATCCGATTATTAGAGCAGCATACTCTGCCGCCGATTGGGTAGGGCCTCCGCGCGGACATATCCGAGATGACGTGCAAAACAAAGCAGATGGTTACGCAGAGGATAGAGGGTGGAAAACAAATGCGCATAATTGTCAGGAGCGCGGCGGCACCTTTGAGCGCAATCACAGACAGCGCAAAAAAGAAGTAGCTGCCAGGAAAAAAGACGGTGTTCAGTCCAGCACTGAAGCTGGGTTTGAAGAAAAAACAGAGGTAACAGAGTGAAAAAAATATACTTGTCCGGCGAGGTTGGTTGGGAAATAACCCCGCGAGAGGTTAGAAGGCAATTGGAAGAGGCAAAGGGGGAAGACGTTACTGTCTTTGCCAATTCGCCAGGTGGCCTTGTCAGTGATGCGCTAGAAATTTTCAACCTGTTTAGAAACTATGAAGGCAAAAAGACCATAGTCCTTTCAGGTTTCGCAATGTCGTGTATGTCGTATATCCCTTTGGCTTTCGATAGAGTTCAGGCGGAAGACAATGCGGTTTATATGATTCACAACGTGCATGGCGGGGTATGGGGAGACCATAACGACATCCTTGATTATGGGGCCATGTGTAAAGGACTTTCCGGAATGTTTGCGTCAGCTTATGCAAAATTCACCAATAAAAAAGTCGCTGACATATCCGCAATGATGGACTCGACAACGTTTTTTTACGGTCAACAAATCGTTGATGCCGGTTTTGCTCATGAGCTTATCCAAACAGACCAAGACCAAGATTCAACAGCTGGACTGGCAAAGGCAAAATTAGCGTTTCAAGAGTTAACCTCAAAAATGTCAGCCGATCAACAGGCATTAAAGAAAGATTTAAACCGTGCGTCAGCTTTGGCGCTCGGAGATATAAACAGGCCGAATGAGGCCACCAATAAAACGGAGAAAAACATTATGACTTTAGCGGAATTAAAAGCAAAATTCCCTGAGCTGGTGGCCGAGATTGTAAAAGAGGCCACCCAGGGTACGGAGGCAAAACTCCAAGCTGCAAAAGCAGAAGGCGCACAGCAAGAACTGAACAGAATTAAATCTGTCCAGGAACAAAGTTTCCCCGGTCACGAATCCATCGTGCTTGCTGCAATGTTTGACGGCAAATCACAAGCCGGTGATGTTGCAATGGCGATAAATACAGCCAATATCCAAGCACTCCAAAAAGCCGGGACAGATATGTCTACAGATGCGCCGTCGCCTGTAGATGAGCCTTTAAATAATGGCGAAATTATGAAAAATCCTACCAAACAGCCAAGTACTGAAGCTGAAGCAAGGGCATTGTGGGATAAGAGCGCAAATCTTCAACAGGATTTTATGAGCTTTGAAGATTATTACGCATTTTCCAAAAAAGACAACCGCTTCAATGTGCGGGTGAGTGGAGGTGTTAAGTAATGGCAACTTTAGATAAAAACGTTGTTCGTGATTTCGGCGTAGGCGACATGCTCGGATATCCGGTTATTGCATCAGATATTATTTTTCAGGGCGCGGCTGTTGGTGAAAACGGTTCGGGTTATGCCCGTCCTCTCGTTGCAACTGACCCGTTTCTCGGTTTTGCCGAAGAGAAAGCGGACAACTCAGCCGGAGCTGCAGGGGCGATCAACGTCAGAGTAAAAAGCAAAGGTTATGTGAAATTACCCATTGCCTCTATCGCCATAACCAGCAACGACCGACCTGCAGTTTACGCAAGTGACGACAACACTTTCACTCTTACGGCCACAAGTAATACTCTCATTGGCTATGTAGCTCAATGGCTTTCAACCGGCTACGCAATCGTGGAGTTTGATGCGGCTCTCTGTAAAGCTGCTCTTCAGGCATAATTAAAAAATACTGACCGTCGAGACGACAGGACAGACTATTTCAAAACTACTGCCGAGATGGCAGAAGGAGTTTTAACAATGGATAAAATCACAAGCAGAGCGGTCATAGGTTACATGATCAGAGCGCTTCAGCAGGATCCAGGTGTTGCCTGGGTCAATCTTATTTCCAACTACTTTCAATCCAACCAGGCAAGTGAAGAATACGCCTGGATAGGTGCTTCCCCTGCAATGCAAGAGTGGATCGGTCAGAGAAAGGCAAAAGGCTTTGCTGAATACGATTTCACCATCAAAAACAAGAAATTCGAGGCTTCAATCGAGATTCCTGTTCGCTGGATGAACCGCGACAAATTCAATATGATTGAAACTCGCATTGCCGAAATGGTGCAACGCGCTCAGGCTCATTGGGCTAAACTCCTTGCAAACCTTATCGTTTCCGGTGAATCAGCTGTCTGCTATGACGGTCAGTTCTATTTTGACACTGACCACGTAGAGGGTGCAAGCGGCGCACAGAGTAACGATATTTCTGTAACTCTTGCCAATCTCCCCGTTACTGAAAAAGGCATTACTACTTTGCCGTCAGTTGGAGCCATGCAACTTGCTATCGGTCAGGCAATTCAGCAGATGTCAACTTTTGTTGATGATGTCGGCGAGCCTGTCAACGAGACTGCAAAAAATTTCCTCGTTATGGTTCCCCCAACCTTCATGCAGCAGGCGCTACAGGCCGTAGCGACTCCCGTGCAGGTTGCCGAAACTCAAACCGCACTCACTCAGCTCAAGCAGGATTTTACCATCTCTGCTGTTGCTACACCTCGGCTTGCTCCCTGGACAACCAAGTTTGCAGTTTTCCGGACTGACGGATCTGTCAAGCCGTTTATCCGACAAGAAGAGGCTGCAATTGACATCAAGGCCAAGGCTGAAGGATCTGATTTCGAGTTTGATAACGATGCTCATCAATACGGAATCGATGCTTCTCGAAATGTTGGCTTCGGTCGATGGCAAAATTCCTGCCTTGTAACATTGGCATAAGCCGAATCAGCATAATAACCAAGCGCCGGGATTAAAAACCCCGGCGCATGAGGACATCATGAAAGATTACAGAGTTGAAAAAGTTCTTTTTCTTACTGGCGGGATTGTTCGGTTGAGCGACGACCAGTCCAGGCGAAGAGCATTGAACATAAAAAAGACGAACAAAAAAGGGCTCTATGACATAATGCAACCTGTGCAATTCAAGGTAGGCGAAATCATAGGGCTTGGTAAACCGTCAAAAGCCAATGCTCAGAGTCTCGTGGACATCGAAGCCGAAGAAAAAGAACTGGCTGAAAAAGAAAAGCTCGCGGCAAAAGCTGAAGAAGAAGCAGATAAGGCCGAAAAATAATGTTCGTAGAAGACCTCAACATATTCTTTGACCTGGAAGGCTTCGCCAGCAAACACACGATAGACGGAACTCCAGATATCGTGTGCATAGTCGGAGAGAAGACCAGCGGCCATTCTGAACTCGACGGAACTTGGGTATCTATGTTTGAGGTCGTAGTTAAGAAAGCCGACTTGGTAACACTGCCAGAGAAGCGGGAGAAAATGAGCTTTGATGGCGTTTCCCATACAATTGAGAATATCAAAGACGATGGATCGGTTTACACAATAACCCTTTCCACGGCCAGACCCGGGGCGGTCCTGAATCAAATATGAAAACTTTACTGCCGGCTGTCCAGAACGCCTTAAAAACTCTCGCTCTCCTGCCTGCGCAATCGGCTTGTTACATCACAGCCGATGCCAGGTGGAGACCTGACGGCGTGGACGGTACCTGTTTAGGAATCATGAGCGGCGGGTTGGTCCGGGAAGAATTAGGCGGGGAAATGTGGGAGCTTACCGCAACGGTCGAGCTTGTCGGCTTCGTTCCACTCACCGCCGATGCTGGGGATGCTATCTGCGGGGCAAGCGGTGTTGAGCAGCTGTTAAACGATGCCATGGAGGTTCTGAACCACAACTACCTTGGAACCAGTGACATTATGGGTATTCGGATCGGCAACGACAGAAACAACGGGATGCATCAGGTGGTAGACGGCGATTTACTCGTTTCTGTCATTCGCCAGGTCATTTACACAATCGAGCGCGCAAGCGTTTAAATAGGAGCTTTAATTATGAGATCGATTCGCGCCAATAATAACCTGCTCGCGGTATCAGCCTACGCACAGGAAACGGCGATTAATACCGAACAGGCTTTGGATGTTGCCATGTCTGTTGACATGGAGAGTATTATCACCTTGTCACAGCGCCGGGAAGATAACAGCAACGAGGCTACCGGCATGGAAGAGCCGGACGCCATTTACGACAACGGGTCAACTTCTCAGGCACCATTCAGCTTTTCCAAGGCTCAGCCTCAACATTTCGCTTTCATCCTGGCGTATGCTCTTGGTGCAGTATCCTCTTCCGTCGCGGGAGATGGCTACAAGCACACCATCACGCCGATTAACGGTGAGGTTGACAACGACAGGTCGGTACCGTCTTTTTCCGCAATGCAGCGGCTCGGTGATACGATTCTGAAGCGCCGTTTTGTCTCCATGTTTGCCGATGGCTTCACCGCCAATTTTTCCAAAGACGACTGGGTAAAACTGACCGCCGACATCAAAGGGACCGGCAAGTTTATCGATAATGTCGTCAAGGAAACTGTATCTGCTGCCGGCAACGTCACCGAAATTACTTTGGCCGAAAACGCCGTAGAAGGTGCAACTGTTCCAACTAGACTTGACAACGTCCAGCGAATCCGTGTCGAACTCACCCCTGGCGTGTGGACTGAGGTTTCTTATACGGCTGTTTCGTCTGCCACTCCAGCCGTCATAACAATTGACGATCCGGGCGGCGATTTGACGCTGGTCAATTACGAAATCCTTTATATTCCCGATGAGGCAGCAGCTTTCACTTTCCCAGCCAAAGTCCAGGAAACTCCTTTGCGCGTGTCACAGTTGACCGTGGTTATGGGCGGCAAATGGAACGGATCGGCCTTTCAGGGAGGACGCTCTCTTTCTTCTGAAATCAACAGTATCGAATGGAAATTCGCGAACAATCTGGAAGTTGAGTTTGTTCCCGGTGCAGGCGGCTCCTATGCGGCCAGCGGCTACCGTCAGGGCAGAACGCAGACGGTGACAATTGACCGCAAGATGATGGAATTCATCATGCAGCAGCATGTCATCGACAACGACACCTTCGGCTTCAGGATCCTGTGTGAGGGGGCACTCTACGACGCAACCAACAAATACCAGGTCGAGATCATCTTCCCTAAGCTCGGGATCCTGAAGGCCGACCCTAAAGTTGACAATAAGCGCAACACTGAATCGGCTGAGATCCAGGTATTGCAGGATGCAACCTACGGCTCGGTTATCGTCAATGTAAAAAACCTGCAGGCTACCTACGCTGCATAATCACATATCACAGGTACTTTAACACCATGGCCAGACGCGAATCAGACGACCGCAACGAAATCAAAATACACGACAACTTGAGCAATTCTGATGTCGTGTTGTACTACCGGATGCCGACCACTACCGAGCGGCAGAACTACCACAACGCCAGCGTCGTAAGAAAGAACAACAAGGTCGAACTTCGCACCGCCCAGGCTCGCCAAGATGCCGGAATGAAGATTCTTACCGGTTTTAAGACAGGTTCTTTTGAACGCAAGGTTGAGGGTGAGTATGAAGAATTCTCATCGGTTGAAGGTGCAGCCAATTATTTCCCGGAGTGGCGGAAGTGGATAGAAAAAAACGCCGCCGACCTCGTTATGTTGCTCGCTGCACGGGTGTTCGACGCACCGAGCGCCCTGGCTGACGGTGACCAGGAAGAAGAGGACGAAGGGGAAGAAATCGAGGGAAAGTAACAGCGGATATGGCCGCTATCCGAAAAGGGCTCTGCTCTCAACAGGAAGCGGCCAATTGCCTAGATGAGTACGGGGAAGCCGGGCTTGAATGGGCGTGTGCGAATTGCCCGAAAAAGAAGTTTTCCACCCTTCACCCGTACACCTTGAAATTGCTCAACCTTGCCGCCCTGCAAAAAGGGGGCTTTCCTCTCGCGGCTGATGATCTGAGCCTCGAAGAATGGGTTGATCTTGGTAGACTTAAAGAAACGTTGCAACCGAATATGTCTTGTCCGTTGATGGGGAGTAAATGAGCAATTCAAGTACGATAAATGTTGATATCGTCGTCAACGATTCGCGGGCAACTGCGGCGGTGAAATCCTTCGGTAAGGAAGTGTCAACGGCGGGCAATACCGGGGCTAAGTCGATGACATCTCTTCGGACAGAATCGCAGTCTGCCGGGATTACGCTTGGTTCGATTGTCAAATCCGCCGTTGCTGCAACCGGGGCGTTCTACGCCATGCAGGGCGCGGCAACGGCTATCTTCGGAGAATTCAAGCGCGGCCTTGGTGCCATAGAAGATTTTAACCTTAGTGTCGCCTCTTCCGCTGCCTTTATTACCACTTTCTCAGACCGGACTAAATCGGGGGACCTGGCAGGCGGCTTTCAGGAAGCTAATATTTACGCTCAGGCGCTGAACTCCAAGCTCGAAATGCTCGACATGCAAACCATCGCCAGTGGTAAAGACCTGCAAATCATGAATGAGACGATGCTACAGCATGGTGTCATCCTCGATATCAATAACCAGAAACAGGTTACCGGCTTCACCAATATTGCCACAGCCCTTGCTCTTGTCACTCAGGGACAGAACAAGGACATCCAGATGCGGCAGGAAATCAATGCACTTCTTAACGGGCAGGTCAGAGCCACCGACCGGTTGCCGAAACTCCTATCTGCAATAGATCCGCATCTACAAGAACATCTAAAGAAATGGAAAGAAGAGGGGACGTTAATTGAGAACGTCGGCGAGATGCTGAAGGGCTTTGCGGCTTCTACCGGAAATCTTGACGATCTGTGGATTACCGTAGGGGCTACCCTGGAAACCATCCATAATCGTGTCCTTCGTGGCGCTTTCAAACCGATTTTTGAAGACTTGATCGGGCTTACCAAAACCATCAATAAATCACTGATGGACGCAGAAGGAAATCTTACCCCGCTGGCTGAAAGCATCCAGAACGATATCACTTCAGGCTATCGGGAAGCAAAAGAACTGATCGATGAATACGGCGGCGGTCTCGTTGAGTTTGCCGGGTATGCTCTGGCGGCTAAATCTGCACAAGTAGCTTTTAATGCTGTAGTTGGCGCAAACCCGTATGTCCTGGCAGCCGGGGCGGTCTACGCGCTTAACGAGGCTATCAAAACGCTCTCTTCTGAAGAGAACAGCATGGCCCTTACCAGTCTTGACAACAAGTTGCGCGCTGCAGCCACCAGTATTGGCAATATAGCGGATGTCTGGAAAGGACTGCGCGACTCCGGTACCGGGGCGGTTTTCTCAGAGCAGGAACTGGCCCTAAGGCGTATCGCCGAACTGCAAGACCAACTTGCTAATCAACCCTGGTCCCTTTTTAAGGATCCAGTCGCAGAAAAACGGCACCTGACAGAAGTCAATGCCGAAATCGGCAAGCTAAAGTCACTCGTAAACGACATGCAGAACATCGATGAACTTTCCCGTGCGAGTGGCTCCAACAATAAAGTCCTTATCACCGTCCCAACAATATCCAATCAAGGGGCAGACGATCTTAAAAAACAACTGGAGTTGCTGAAGGAATACAAAAAAGAACAAGAGGAGCAGGCTAAAGCCGAGCGGGAGATGTACCAAGAAGCCGGGCTCGGAGCCGAGGCGTATTTTTCCCAGGAAGCAAATGAGCTTGTGCAAAAGGCTGGACGGTGGAAAAAAGCCGGGGCCGATGTCTATGAAATAGAACAATGGCTTTACGAACAGCTCGGTAAGCTCGGAACGGAAGCATACGAGAAAAACGAGTTCGCAGCAGGGCAAACCATGGACTCTATTCAGGCCATGAGCGGGGCAATAGTGGAACAGTTCGGCCACGCCAACAGCTCAATTACCGGCGTCCTCGATTCCATGGGAATATCGATAGACGAACTGAACGGCAAGCAAATAAACATCACTGCCAATTTTGACGGGTCGAAAGTGCTTGCCGGAGTTGACCAGGTGATTGCAAAGCTTAATCAATTAGGCACAGCATCAGCTTCAGCCTCCGCCGCGAAATTATCAGCTTCATCTTCGATCGCATCCGGCAGATCTAAAACCGCTCATTCCTCCATGTCGGCGGATGAGGTTGCAGCGTCTTTATCGGCCTCTGCCGGTGGGAATAGCCCCACGGTAATTAACAACAACTTCAATCAGCAGGTTTCCCGCTCAGATGTCACTGCCATTATCAACGAGCAAAAGCGCCTGGAGGATAGATCATGAAACCACGTTTCGAGCTTGGTGAAAACAGTCTGCAGTTTTCTCGCGGCATCCGGTACCCGATTGCGCGGCCTGTTGAAAAGATCCAGGTTATCGACCGGACCGGCAGCGGCTCGCTCCAGGTCGAAGAGCTGGGGATAACCATTCGTAGTTTCCCGCTTGTGTTCATAGGTCTGCCTCTTGCCGATTATCAGGCTCTGATAACCTGGCATAACACCATCGCCAACGGCGCGGCAAACACCTTCACTTATTACGATGAGGAAGGTACTGGCCATACTGTGCAGATGTTGACTGTTAAAATTGATTTTCAGGAAACGGATTTTCAACGCTTTTCAGGAGAACTACTCCTTGAGGTTGTCGGATGAGAACCGATCTGACGGCTGAATTTATCAGCGCCAAAAACGCCAGCTTTAGGCGTCCGCGGCAACTGCTGATCTTTAAATTTCCAGAAGCCGGAAACGTCTATATTTCCGACCAGAAACTCGGTGTAGCCGATGGACTGAGCAACGAGTATCAGCCGTTGGTTGAGTCCTGGGGTGAATTGCAGGATTCGGCGGGAGATGCTACGGCGGCAGATAACGGCGAGATCCGGCAGATGACTGTTACCTTGTGGAACGGCGGGGAGAACCCTTTCAGTGATTATTTCCTGGCCGAATATCCCGAAAACGTCGAAGTGGAGCTGTACCAATGGTTTGCCGGGTTGCCTGAGTCGAGCAAGGCCCTGATTGACCGTTTTATCGTACAGGACCCTATCGAATTTGACGAAGCGAGCAGGCTGTTAAATCTCGACCTGGTTTCGAAAAACATCAGCTATGACCAGCCATGCGGCGAGTTGATTACCCGCGAGGCATGGCCGTATGCTGCCGATAGAGATATCGGCAAGGGCATACCAGTACCATTCGGCTCCACCGGGAAAATCCCGGCGCTGAAAGCCAAAACGACACAGAGTCTCCGGCTGAAAGGCTCGATCCTGGCAGGAACAATGGTTTTACCGGTCTACGAAAATTTAGACGACCTGCTTTTCCCCTCCACCGGGACCGTCATAATAGAAGAGGAAAAAATACGCTACAGCGGGCGGACCGCCTCAAGCCTGACTGTGCTTCAGCGCGGCTATCTGAGCACGGCAGTCGAGCATCTGGATAAGCGGGAAATCGTTTCAGTAATTACCGATCACACCTTCACGCTTTGTGCTGGACCTGTCGCCTCCATCGCCAATGTGATGATCGAGGGGTTTCCGGCACCGGCTGAAATCTACACCGTGCACCCGGACCTGAACCCGGCAAGGGTCATTTTCTCAGAAAAACCCTGGGTTAAAAAATACGGTGAATCAACCCGGTTTTTAGAAATGCAGTTCGACGGGACTACCGCCGATAACACCGCCCTGCAACCAGCCAACGCCTATGATGCTGCCGACCTGGCAACCGCCGCTTGTATCAAACCAGGCAATGCCGTTTTAGGTCTGCATCAGGTCACGGAGAACACCAATCGCGGCGAGATATTAAAAGCCTATCTGGCGGTCGAGCATTGGGCCAGCGGTAAAATTTTAGCCGATTTCTGCGAAGTGTGGGTTTCGGGCGTCGGAGTGGTAGGCAGATTGTCCCGGCCAAATCCGAACGATGAAATTGCACTTGATGCCGATGTAGATGTCGATCATGGGCATCTGCATAGCATCGGTTCCGAGCATCATCACCAATATAACGGGCCAGTTGTAGCGGCTGTCAACCCGCTGCATGGTCACCCTTCGTCTGTTGGCGGGGCGCTTATTTATGATTCCGGCGCGGTTAACGGCACTTACGGCTATCCATTCACGCAATTTGTTTATCAAGACGATAAAGTTCTGACGTTGACCTATGGATTGTCGGGATCTTTTATCTCTCAATCAATCAGGATCAGGTTTCAGAATCTCGGGGCCGGAGATATCCGGTTCAGGGTCGGCGGCAGTATATTTCCGACCTTACAGGTCACTTGGCCAAGCAGCGTGGCGAATGTTGACCAAACCATCAATTTACCTCCAGGCACAACAACTGCATATCTCGACGTTTACCACGGCAACGTTGTCAACGGCACCTTCCAATTGATGGATGCTACCGTTACCGCACAACGGGCCGGGACAATAACAAATACCGGCGCAGGAGTAACGGCCAGTGTTACCAATCCAGGCAGTGTCGCGGGTCAGTTCGCTGATTTATACAACGAGCCGATAAAAGCCGCTGACGACGTAGCAAGTCTGGCAACGGCCAATCGGGCCGTGAATATCGAAACTCAGGCCAACCCATCTCGGACCGTAGTCAATTTGTTTGATCTGACCAGCCTGGTTAATTTTGATTGGTCCTGGTTCACCAACCGGGAAATAAAAATAACCTATACCAACGCTGGCGATAATCAGGCGGTCTATATTCTCCACGCCTTTTTCGATGTCGAATATGTGCCGACCGAAGTTGTCTATTCAGATGACGTGACCGCCGAGGTGACCAGCCTCTCCGATTGCATCCGGCCAGATCAAGCCATACAAAAATTTCTGACAACCAGAGCCGGGGTAACTGCTGCCGATTTTGACAGCGCTTCATTTTCCGCTATAGGAACAAAGTTTGCCGAGCGGGGCTATCGGCTGGACGGCCTTATCGAGGCCAAAGCTACCGTGCGGGAGGCTATTAAACGTATCTGCTCTCAGACGCATAGCCGGTTTTTCACTTCCGGCGGCAAACTGAAGATGGTTTTGAGAGAGGGACATCCGGCAAGTAAGCCGGTTACTCGCCAGCTCACCGCCGATAATCTGCAGTTACGCTCTATATCCGTAGCCCGGCAACCGATGCGGGAGGTCTCCAACCGGGTGCAGTTGTTTTTCAAGCGCGACTGGACTGCCAGCGATTCGTCAACTTCCGGGTATCTCGACTCGGTTACCCGTGACGACGCCGGATCTATAGCCAGGTTTGGCCTCAAAGCCAAAGCGGACAGCTATAACTTCGACCTTATCCGCGATGCCGGAATGGCCGCACAGGTAGCAGATTTTTATTTAATGACCGACGCATGGCCTTCGACCTTTTACACCTTTATGGCCTACCTGGATCAGTTTGATCTGGAAAAAGAAGACGTGCTTGAGGTATCCGCCGGTTTCAATCAAATGAACAAGGTCCCCATGGTGCTACGGGCCATGAATAGACAGTTCGGCTCTGGCAAAAATTCGTCTATCAACCTGCTACGGATCGTCGCTGAAAACCTGTTCTATATCATGACCAAGATAAGCCGGGCGGATGCGGTACTAATCATCATGGACACATTATCAACGATGATTGTTCAGGCCCACGAGTACGCCGAGGCAGTGCACGCTGTCGAGCAGTTGCTCGCGCACCTGGACTTGAACCGAACAGATGAGGCTATGGTTTCAGACGCTCTGTTGAGTATCTGGGAGATCCGCATGGAGATGGCGGAAGCGCTAACTGTGACTGAGGCGGTACGTGCCGACCGCAGCGCCAAGCGCCAGGATAGTGTTGTTATGGAGGATTTCCCCGAGTTTTGGCATGTGTACGGGGCTGGTAGCGGCGGCTTTGGTCAAGTGCCCTTTGGCGGGCTGTCGGCATGGCGTCATAAATCACCTGATGAGCTGATGATTTTCGCTGAGTTGATTGTTGCGTTGAGTGCCTTACGGGCCTCGTCATTTGTTATGTCCGATAACCTGGTAATCAGTAGCGGTTTCGGCGGCAAACTGAGCAGCGGTTTCGGCAATTCTTTTTTTGGAGGCTGAGATGTTCGGCGGAATCAAGTCAAAAGATGTGCTCAGTATATCCGTGCAGGCGGCTCCGAAAGTCTACTGTGTGCATTGCCGTCAGCATATTTATTTTTTGAAAAATATAAATGGCGGCGTAACAGTCAGCAATCTTGCGCCGCTACAGAGCGGGCAGTCGCCTATGAATTTTATTTGCCCGGTGTGCGGGCAGGATTTCCGGGCCTACGCCCCGGAACCAACAATTAAGACCGATAAGGGGTATAGAAAATGATTGGTAAAAAACTGTTTGCATGGTGTGTGTTTCAGCTCATGGCCTTTTGGCTGATCTTTTCGAGCTGGGCGAATTTTAAGGCTGCGTTTTCCGGTTTTTCCGAGGGTATTAATCCGGTTGGCCGGGTGCATTTTAAATTTATCAATGAAACTACCGGCGAGATCCGCGATTGCGGATGGAGTCCCAACCTGGTGGTCACGACCGGTAAAAACCATATTGCCGATCAACTGGCAGGCAGGCAGGAAGCTCAAATGTCCCACATGGCTATAGGCACCGGTACCACCGCACCGGTTGCCACTGATACGGCACTACAAACAGAACTTGACCGTAATGCCCTTGACTCCAGAACTCAGGGCACGGGGGCGGATGCCAACAAAGTGACGTATGTCTGCACATGGCCTGCGGGAGACGGTACCGGCGCTATCACCGAAGCGGCGATCTTCAACAGTGCATCAGCAGGGCAGATGCTTTGCCGCTCGGTTTTTCCGGTAAAAAATAAAGAAGCGGGCGAATCCATGGTACAGACTTGGATCCTCACCGTTTCGGCGTAAGGGGAAAGAAATGTCAAACACTTTTACCAATAGACTAAAAAAACGGCTTCCTGCGCCTGGAGATCCCAATTGGGACGACGAATGGCATGACAACGGAAACATCGATGATGTGGCAGTTGGAGCACTGATGTCAATCAACCGGGTTATTTCCGGCGGAGAGGTAACTGACGGTGGCGGATTGTCTGTCGATTATGCGGCAATCGTTGGCAGACTGGATGGGGTGCAGATGAACATCGATACCGGCAACCTGGCAATGTCGGCGGCGGAAGCAGGTACCGATGCGGCAGGGAATGTGCTGACCGTTGCGAACTGGGTTTATGTCAACGGCTCCGGCGTAGTGGTAACATCGCTCACCCCGCCATCCGGCGACTATATCCCTTTGGCTATAGTTGATACCGATAACGCCAGTATCTTGAGGATTGCTGACCTGCGCCCGATGTCTGAGGATGTCTATTTTGCGCCTCCAACTCTTGCCGATGTCGGTAGAGTATTGACGGTGATGCCTGATAAGTCGCTTGCTTACCAACAATTTTTATCTCTCTATCCAACGTTCTACCAGCGGACAGACCTCTTTGCCATAGTCGCGGCTGGAACAGATGCCGGACGGCGCAGTATCCTCACCCCCACAGATTTAGGACTCGTGGTCAACTCTGTATTGTTAACAATCTCTCAATTAACAATTGACCTCTCGCTCTCGGCCAACTGGGACAGCATCACCCCAACTGATTATACAGTTGCAGCAAGCAGGGCCGGGAATGATTTCTACATTTACGCTATCGATGACGGTTTGTTGATCTCGGCTAATTCAACGGTTCCTGCAGGATATACATCTGATAATAGTCGCAAAGTCGGCGGCTTTCATTGTCTCTGTGCAGATGTAGGCACAATTTCAGGCCATCCCCTCACGGGCTTTCTGGCAGGCGATATTTTGCCAGCATCAATTTGGGATCTATCACATCGTCCGGTCTGTTCACCGTCCGGGATGGTCTATAGTTCCGGTTCTGGCTTGTGGGTTGATATCTATCTGCAATCAGGCACCGGAACAAACACGGCAAGTGTATACGGCGGAACTATCACAGATACACGCGACTGGATGGATTTCGTTGATGATTTGAGGGCCGTAAGTAAACGGCTGTTGACGGACCCTGAATTTCAGGACATCGCGGCAGGCTCAAATGAGGAAACCAATATTACCGGCTCCGCCGATCCTGTAACCACAGGTGGACATATAGACACGGCAGGGCGCAGGATGATTTCAGCAATTGGCTGTGAGGATTGTTGCGGTGCTTTGTGGCAATGGCTACAGGATCAATCCTACCAATACAGCACAGGTGCTTTTGCTTGGTACGATCTCCCTGGAGCAAAAGGTAGTCTGTATATGCAAGGCACTTTGGGGGACGTTAAGCTGCTCGCGGGTGGTAGTTGGGCGTCTGGATCGTATTGCGGGTCTCGGTCTCGTAATGCGTATAACTCTCGCTGGTATGCGAATTCGGGTCTCGGTTCTCGCGGCTGCGCCCGACGCCAGGGAGCGTAATTCGCTGCGATTTTTTTTTGAAGGGGCAAATGCTATAGGCAGCTGCTCGCGGGTGGTAATTGGACGAATGGATCGAATTGCAGGTCTCGGTCACGTAATGCGAATAACTATCGCTGGAATACGAATTCGAATATCGGTTCTCGCAGCTGCACCCGGATACAGGAACAAGAGTCAAACTCCCTGGCTGAGCATTTGTCCATGTTTATTAGGGCAACCAAAAGGCAAAATACACGACGGAGATTACAGGCGGTTAGTAGGGATGGCCGAAATCCACCTGTAAATTTTAATTATGGCGCAAAGACACGGTAATTTATTTTCGAGCATTGTTGACAGTGGCAACCTCAGTGAAGCCCATGCCAGGGCCAGGAAGGGTAAGTCAGCCATGAGCAATGTGATAGATTTTGACCGCGATATTGAAGGGAATCTGAAGCGGGTCAGGCAGTCATTGATGGACAAAACGTTTACCACTTCAAAATATCAAGAAAAGTTGATTCATGTCCCAAAAACGAGAACTATCTATGTCTTGCCTTTCAAGCCCGACCGGATAGTCCAACACGCACTCATGCGAGTGGTTGAGCCGATTTGGGATAGGCTGATGATTAGCGACTCCTATGCTTGCAGAACAGGCAAAGGACAGCACACGGCAAGCAGGCGGACAATGGAATTTGTCCGTCAATATAAGTACTGCCTTCAGGCTGATATTTCCAAGTTTTACCCGAGCATAGATCAGGCTATTCTAGCGGATATCGTCCGGCAAAAAATAAAATGCAAGGATACCTTGTGGTTAATAGACGATATCATTTATTCATTCCCCGGCGAAAAGAACGTGCCGATCGGCAACTATACTTCGCAATGGTTTGGTAATCTTTACCTTCATGAGCTGGACCGGACAGTCAAGCACGTTTATAAAATCCCTGCTTACCTCAGGTATTGTGATGATTTTTGCCTGTTCAGTAACGACAAGCGCCAGCTGCAGGAACTTAAAGAAACCATACGTGAATTTCTCGCGGAAAGGTTGAAACTTACCTACAGCTTTGCAGAAGTTTTTCCCACTAAACACGGGGTTGATTTCCTCGGATATCGGCACTTCCCTAAAGGTTATATCCTGCTCAGGAAGAGCACAGCCCAAAGGGTTAAACGACGATTAAAGTTACTGCCGAAGCTGCTCGCCCTGGGGAAGGTCACGCCGGAACAATATCGCTCATCCCTTGCCTCGACAAGAGGCTGGTTAAAGTGGGCAAACACTCATAATTTGCAGGTTGCAACCTGCCTTGATCGATTGGAGGGAAAGCTGAAGTGAAAAGGTTCGCCGATTTTAATACAGACGCAAAACCACTAGACGGCGAAAAGATAAAAATTGATGACATCCTTAACACGGAAGTCAATGTCATCGGTTACAACATTCGTAAAAGTAAATATGATAAAAACGCTTCGGGTAAATGTCTCTCCTTACAGGTTGAAATGGATGGTGACCGCCGCTTGGTTTTCACCGGCTCTGATGTGCTGATAGATCAGCTTGACCGGTACGGCGAGCAAATACCCTTTATTGCGACGATAAGAAAAATTGACCGATATTATACCCTTTCATAAGGATTCTATATGCTAAACACAAAACACGATTACGAATATATCAGAGACAACAACCAGGATGATTGGCAACGACATTGGCTCAATCTGCTGGATGGTAGGTGGATAGTTCGAGACAACGAATTGGTTGAAGATCCCAATGCAAAAATTTTTAGAATTGGCTTTACCGTCACTGAGGTTGAATTAGCCGTAGGCCATAGCGGTTATACATCCAGACAGCTTGATTGGTACGCTTCACAGCCTGATCGATTTCACTTGATTGATGAAATGTATGTGCAGGTTGATGGATGGGCTGAAGAGTACGAAGCAATGATCCAGGCAAAAGAGCAAGAAGCGACCATTGCAAGAATGAAACAAGCTCTCCAAAAGCACCTAGACGATACAGCCTTAACAAGAGAGTATGATAACATAGTTTCCCTTTGTTCATACGCAAACAGTCTGGATCCTGTGTTTAGAGCTGAAGGTGAGGCAGGTGTAATATTCCGTGATGCTGTTTGGTTATATGCTAAACAGGTCATGGTTGACGTGCTTGGTGGATTGCGAGATATACCCACTGAAGAAGAACTTATATCGGAACTTCCGACGATTGATTGGTAAAAAAATATGAATTGTCCAAATTGCGGAAGAGAAATATCAGAAGACGATTGCCGCTGTCCACATTGCGGCGCCAAAAACGAATGAACGTAAGGTCTTAACCTGGAGGTTAACATGTCGTGGTCAAAAGTAGGTGGGTGGTTAAAAGATAATGCCGGTTCAGGTGTGGCCTTGGTTGGTTCGCTATTAACAGGAAACGTGCCGGGAGCAATAGCGGCAGGGGTTTCAATGGTTTCTTCTGCAACGGGCACAGACGATCCTGAAAAAGCGCTTGCTCTATTACAGGGAAATCCTGAAGCTATGGTCAAACTGAAGGAGCTTTACTACAGCAATGAGGATTCCATCAGGGCTCATATTCAGGAAATGACCAGGCTGCAGCTCGAGGATCAGCAAAAAGAACATCATGAAACTCAAGAGACTATTCGGGCCGGAGATAAAGCTGAGGACAAAGTTGTTAAGTGGACGCGCCCGGGTCAAAGCTGGGTAAGTCTCGGAGCGGCTATAGCTTACGTGTTTCACTGTAATAGTCCAGATTTCTATATATTGGGATTGCTCCTTGCTCTGCCTTGGGCTTATGCTGGACTTCGGCAAATCGGCAAAGGCCTTGATACAGTATCGGCCATGAAAACGGTTGGAGTTAAATGATCAATGGAAATATCAGTAAAGGAGGCAATTACCATAGGGGCGCTTCTTGTGCAAACCGGCGGCATAATAACCTGGGTACAGATCAAGATAAAATCCAACTCAGACGCTATCAAAGAGTTAAAAAACAGCAACTTCCAGACTGAAACAGAGTGTATCCAGATAAGGAAAGATTTCAGAGAAGAGGTAGGAAAAGACTTTGCATCAGGGCGCAGGGAATTCGATGAAATCAAAGTCCAGCTGAACAATATTATAAACATCCTCTTGGAGATCAAAAAATGACAAACCATTTCAAGACAGCATTTGACCGGACAATGAAGCATGAGGGCGCCGGAATTCTTTCTGATAACAAGATCGATCCAGGTGGCAAAACATATTCAGGTATATCTCGAGTCTATTGGCCGGATTGGGAAGGGTGGGCTTATGTCGATGAATTCAAGAATCCACCCTTTGAGATGGTCGAAAACTTCTATCGATTGAATTTCTGGAATCGTGTTCAAGGTGATGCGCTGGCAGAAATATCCCTGGAGGTAGCCTGCGAGGTATTTGACACGGCGGTTAATATCGGTGTGACTACGGCTGTTCGTTTCTTGCAGACTGCTTACAATGTTTCCCGCGGTAATTACGGCGAGGATCTTCTTGTTGATGGCAAGCTTGGTCCAAAGACCATTACGGCTATCGGAAGGTATATGTCTTCACGCCCGGGCGGCAGAGAATTGAACGAAGAGATTTTGGTTAATTGCCTCAACGGGGAGCAGTATATCTTTTATAAAGAAAATCCTCTTCATACGGTTTTTCGGGGATGGTTTACCCGGCTGTGATATCATCCAACCAAGGATAACTTAGCTTATTTATCTCATCGATCAGGCCACTATCATCCCAATGGGTATAAGTGGCCTGCATTTCTTTATCCGCATGCCCTATTATAGCCTCAGCTGCTGAATCCTGAATTCCGCAAGTTGCCATCCTGGACCTGGCTGTATGCCGAAACGAATAGAAGTCTATATCCTGTCTGATTTGCTTACCGTCTATCTGTGCCCTAGATCTGGCTGTTTCAAAAGACCTTCTGAAGAAATGATATGGGCGGTCCGGTTGTTTGTCGAAATCCCTTGGTTGATTGTTTACCGGCAATTTGCTTCGATCAGGCAGAAAAACATAACTGCTTTCCCTCGAAAGATTATTCAATATTTCGATTGCTTTTGGACATGCCGGCACGAACCTCGATTCTGTTTTTGTTCCTACCCTGGAAAAGCCGCCACGTTCAAGATCGACATATCCTATGTGTTTTTTTCTGTTATACAGGGCGTTTTCTTCTTTTGATGACAGCCGCTCCCAATGAAGAGACGCAGCTTCCGACGGACGCATTCCAGTGTAGAGCAGGAAGAGCAAAAACCAATATAGGTTATTAGGACGGTTCATTGCTTCACCAAGCAATGAGATCATTTCTTCCGGTCCGATAACCCTTGTCAGTTTATCTTCTCTTGATTTTCGTCTCTCTGTTGGCCTTGGTATCAGTTTTTCTGGTGACACATAACTTACACCCCACTCAACGGCTTTCTCGTAAGTAAGTCGGATCATGGTGAGCTCCGCCCTGATCTTCGACGCGCCTATTCCATCCTGCCCCATTCTCTTAGAAATATATTGTGACACATCGGGAGTGGTTATTTCAGAGAGCAGGGCCTTTTCACCGAAATATTTTAATAACTGAGTTTGTGAGTATCGGTAATCTCTGATTGTATTGTCGCTTTTGCCTGTAGCTGATTTTATAAACCGGTCCATGGCTTCACCTAGATGCATATCCCCGGGTGCGGCTTCTCCTTCAAGAGGCTTACCTGATCGTAATCGTTTTTTTGTTTCCTCTTCCCACCTTGCCGCTTCAGAGAGGGTGTCAAATGTTTTGCTTGGTCTTTCTCCGTCAACACAGACTTGAGCCAAATATTTCACGCCTGATTTCATTTTTTTTCTAGTGATTGTCATGGCGGGCACCTTCTGAGGTTTGAGTAATATAGTTGGATATATTATCTACTTTCCTTTCAATTTTGGACAGTCGGTCAAATATCTGTTGGAGAGCAAGCAAAGTTGTTGTGGTGCGTTCTTTGAGCTCCTCGCCTTTGAGCAAAGCTTTAGTCTCTTCTTCCCACCTTATTGCTTCCGTCAGGGAATCGAAACTCTTACCAGGACGAAGACCATTTACACAGACTTGAGCGTGATACTTCGTTTTATATTTTCCTTCCTTTTTGGTGATTGACAT